CCGAAACGCACACCCAAGAGAACCTGTAGGGGAGGTTGAAATCCGGTGAGAAGGCAAAGTCCAGCTCTCCACGTCGTCGGCGGCACCGACGGAGGATCTTCGTCGAACCCGCCTCGAGGGTCGGACCGAAGCGTACCGGCCCAGAAGCGGCCGCGATGCCCGCGGCACTTCACACCTGAAGTGCGCTCCCAATGGTTCAACATCCTCAACCGGCTAGAGGAGAGGGAGTTGCTGAGTTGTACTCCCGAGGGCAACATCCGGGCGCTGGCCGTTTACCAGGCCGACTTCCAGTCCTTGGACGAGTTCATCAACCTATACGGGACGACCTACACGGCCCCGCGCCGGCCATACCAGTGCCCCGCCTGCAAGGGATCCGGCATTCAAGCCCAAGTGAGATTGAAAGGTCGGGCTACCGAAACGGAAAGCGTCTGTCCCACGCCGCAGCGAGCTCGGGCAGCCTGCTCGGTTTGCCGGAAGCGGGACAGGGAGGAGATTGATGCCGCCTTGTTAAAAGGGGTGCCGCTGAGGCAGCTCGTGGGACAATATGGGACAAGTCGGATGACTCTCCACCGTCACAAGATGGAGTGCCTCAAGGTGAAGCCGGCTGTCCCCGCAGATCGTCCATGCAAGGGCTGCAAGGGGACCGGCGTCCGCGAGGGCGGTGAGGCCACGTACCAGCGTCCGGAAGTGGTGCGTAGGGACGTCGCCGCGGCCATGGTGGCCAAACTTTCCGCCTCGCTGGGCCTTGACAACATGAGCCTTGCCAAACTCAAAGGCGTAATCAACAAACCCGAGTCCCCGGGTGGCTTGCGGGAGATGATGAAGCACCGTGCCAAGCTACGCTAGTAACCCAAAGGTCGATGGCTACATCCATGCCGTGCTCGACGGCAGCCTCGCCGTCAACGAGCTCGCCCGCCTGGCCATCGAGCGCCACGTCGCGGACCTCGAGCACTGGCCGTGCGTCGCCCGGCGGGGTAGCACCAAAGAGGAGACCGACGCCAACAACGACACCGCCTACAATGCCGCCACCACCGCTGGCCAGGAGTTCTACTTCGACGAAGATGCCGCAGAGCTCATTCTCGAGTTCTACCAGTTTTGCCGATTCATCGACGGCGACCTCGAGGGAGAGGTCTTCGACCCATTGCCCTGCCAGGCGACCGTTGACTGGATCTCGCATGGTTGGATGCGGACCAGCACCGGCGCGCGCCGCTTCAACGAGCGGTGGATCGAGGAGCCCCGCGGGAACGGCAAGACCTACTGGCTCGCCTGCCATGAGTTGTACATGCTGGGACCCGATGGGGAGCCTGGGGCCCGCGTCTACTCCGTCGCGACCAAGAAGGACCAGGTGGCCAAGGAGGGCGTCTGGCACGACGCTTCCTGGATCGTCCGCAAGTCCCCGGACCTGGCGGCCGAATTCGAGGTCCAGGACTCCGCCAACAACCACCGCATCTTCATCCCCGGGGAACCCTGCGAGTTCACGCCACTGCCCTCGGAGGCTAGGCGGGCGGACACCCTCAAGCCGCACTCCATCTCGGCGGACGAGATCCACGAGTGGCCTAAGCGCTTGCTGTACGTGAAGTTTAAGACCGCGACCGGCAAGCGCCGCCAGGCCATGCTCACCAACATCACCACCGCCGGCGACGATCGGCCCAACACCCTCTACGAGGAACTACACACCCACGCGGTGGATGTCCTCCGGGGTTGGCGCGACGGCAGTTTTCTCGACAACGAGTTCTTCGCAATCATCTACGCCATCGACAGCAAGGCCGATGGCTGCGCCGAGGATGCCGACCACTGGGACGAGGCGGAATGGCACAAGGCCAACCCCGCCCTCGGTTTCCCTGGTACCGGCGTCAGGATCGACTTCCTCCGTTCCCAGGCTAACCGGGCCAAGACCAACCCCGAGGCCTTGCGAGACATGCTTCGCCTCCACCTCGGGCGTCGGGTCGGCGCCAAGGAGAAGGCCATCAGCGACCTGCAGTGGAGGGGGTGCTCCGTCCTCGAGAAGGACCCGGCGGAGGTCGAGGCCGAATTCGGGCCGGAGACCGCGAGGATCCTTCGCCTCCTCCAGCAACGCCCTCCCGATTGGTCGCCTTTCGATGGCCGGCCTGCTTTCGCGGCCGCCGACCTCAGCTCGGCCCGCGACCTGACGTCGATCGCCGTTTACTTCCCACCGTGGAGCGACTGGCCGTTCGAGACTTACCGGTTCTTCGCCTTGTTCCCGAGGGAGAACCTCAAGGCCGCCTGCGACCGCGATCGTGCTCCCTACGATCTATGGGCCCGGGAGGGCTGGCTCGAGCTCACCGAGGGCAACGAGATGGACAACGCCGTCGTCTTCAAGCGCGTCCTCGAGGTCAACGAGCGGTACCTGATCGTCCAGTGGGCCTATGACCCGTGGCACGCACTCTCCCTCAAGAACGACATGTACGCCGAGACCGGCATCGAGATGGTCAAGTTCGTCCAGGACCTCCCGAGCTTCGGGGAACCCACCAGGCTCTTCCTGGACAGCATCCCGGGCCGCAAACTCTGCCATGACGGCAACCCTCTCGTCAAGTGGTGCGCCGCCAACCTCGTCACCAAGGAAGACCACCACGGCAACAAGCGCCCGCACAAGGGCCTCAGCTCCTACCGGATCGACCCCATCGTCGCGGCCATCATGGCCAGGGGCCGCGCGATCGTCGTCCCGATCCTCGCCCCTCCACCCCAGTGGGATGGACACGTAGACGTCTGGTAACTATGGGTGCCGCAAGATGTGGGGTTGCCCTTGACAAAGGTGACCATCATGGTCCAGATTGACATCGTAGCGGTGTAGAGGTGTCGGCGGGCTGAGTATCGGGCCCGCCGTTTCAACGTCTGGAGCACTTCTAGCACTTGGAACAGCGAAACCGAACCGGCAGGCGGCGCACGGCGGGCCTGCTGGCGAAAGCCTTGTCCGCGCCCTGGCGGGCCACCAGGTGGACCGGCCACGCCATCTTGGCGATCGCCAGGGGCGCGGGCGCCTTCGCCGGCGAGCAGGTCCCCGAGGCGTTGCTCCTCGGCGGCGCCTGCGCCCTCATCTACGGCATCGCGCAGATCTACGTTCCAGCGGCCTGGATCGCTGGCGGCCTCTTGGCCCTTGGCCTGGGATGGCGGCTCGGCCGTCCCGTCCCGGGGGTGAAGAGTGGGTAGGCTCGCCGAGCTGATCACGGCTGCCGCCGGGAAACCCTCGGGCTCCAAGGCCATCGGCACCGGTCAGTCGTGGCTCATCAGCCTCATGGGGGGCGGGCGCACCGCCTCCGGCACCAATGTCACGGCCGATACCGCGATGCGCCAGACCACCGTCTGGCGCTGCGTCTCCTTGCTCTCGTGGATCCGGGCGTATCTGCCCCTGAAGGTCTATCGGGCGCGCGCCGGGGGCGGTTCCGAGGTCGCTCGCGACCACCCGAACTACCGCCTCCTGGCGCAGGCCCCCAACGGCTGGCAAACCAGTTTCCAGCGCCGGCAGTTCCTCGGGCTTTCCCAACTCACGCGCGGCGCCTCCTACGAGATTCTGCAATGGAAGGGCGGCACGCTCCAGGCCATGATCCCGGTGCACCCCGACCGGGTCCAGGTCTACGCGGACGCCGACGGCTTTCCGATCTATAAGGTGAAGCTCTATCCCTCCAATGAGGTTGTCTGGCTCTCGCGGTTCGAGATCAGCCACGGCTGGCTGGTCTCTGGCGATGGCTATACCGGCCTCTCGCCCATCGACCAGAACAAGGAGGCGGTGGGGCTCGCACTGGCCGCCGAGGAGTACGGCGCCCGGATCATGGGCAACGGCGCCGTCGTCAGCGGTGTCCTCACGCTACCGGCCGCGGCCTACGCCAATCCGGAGCTCAGGGCCGCCGCCAAGCTGAGCTGGCAGGAAGCTCACGAGGGCCTCGGCAAGGTCGGCAAGACGGCCGTCCTGCCCTCGGACACGAAGTTCGAGCCCATCTCGATGACGTCCACGGACGCGCAGTGGATCGAGATGCGCAAGCTGCAGGTCGAGGAGATCTGCCGCATCTACGGCGTCCCCCCCGAGCTCGTCCAGCACACCTCTCCCGTTTCGAGCTGGGGGACGGGCGTCGAGCAGCGCTTCATGGCGTTCCTCGCCACCACCATCGACCCCATGCTCGTCGCGGACGAGCAGGTCATGCAACGCGACCTGTTCACTCCCGAGGAATTCGACGTCGTCTACCCGCAGTACAACCGCGCCGCCCTGCTGCGCACCGACCTCCTCACCCGCTACCGCGCCTACGCCATCGGCCGGCAGTGGGGCTGGCTGACCGTGAACAAGATCCTCGAGAAGGAAGACGAGAACCCCGTCGGCGCCGAGGGCGACGTTCTCCTCGACCCGATGAACATGCAGCGGATTCCCGTTGATCCGACCGCGCTGCTCGATGCTGGCGGGAACGGCGGTGGCGACGGCCAAACTGCAACGGCGAAGCAGGTCGCGGCTTTTCTCCAGAAGGCACTCACGGGCGGCCAAGG